TAGTCTTTGTTTTCCAACTTTGCGCAGAGCGCATTTGGAAATTTGGGGGAATCAGATAGGAATTCAATTGCTCTCATTTCTCAGATAGCCATTGAGTTAAATCTTGAATCACCCAAGATTTTTCGATACCTGCGTTGCGCCGTTTAACGATTACATAAGCAGGCGGAATAAAATCTAAATTCCTTGCTCTTGCATAATTCTCTGCCTCAACTACGGCTTCATCCCAAAAGGTAGGTAAATCTAACTTCTTTCGATTCTTAAGTTCTAAAATATAGGTAGCACCAGAGATGATTACAACTAGATCACCTTCATCTCTTGCGCCCGCCTTGGTCAGCCGCTCCGCTAGGACACCAGCAGAGCGAAAGAATTTTAGAACCGCTGTTTCAAAAGCAGCACCTTTCCTACCATTTGGGTTAGCCATTACTTAACAATCTCTAATCGGATTTTGTTTTTGTCTTGCACCACTTGAATTATCTCCTGGGCTAGATCGAGCAACTCTCGCTCAGATAGTTTTGCAACCTTTAATGCCATTGGCGGCAGATTCTTGCGAATTGAATCCAATCGCATAGTTGCAAAATCATCACGCAGATCAGCCTTGGATGCCTTTTTCATTTCGGCAAAATCAGTTACTTCAATTTCATCGCTGACATTTTCAATCAAATCAACGCAGGCTTCCTGCTCCTCTAGGTACAAATGGTAGGAGCCATCATTGGAAATAAAGATTCTAAAAATCTCACTCCAGTTGCTACTCATTTGCTTAGCGCCTTTTTCATCTTGGCCCTGCTTTTCTCAGCCTTCTTTACCTGACCTGCCCAATCATCGGTGCCATTGGTCAGGATTGTGGCAAGAGATGCCCCTACTAGGGCTAAACCCGCTGCACCTATCACTATTGCTATTTCCATTCCTTACCCCCTTTTAAGCGCCCAGTGTTGGGCGTAGGCGTAAGTGTGGCATAAGTAACTGACATTGGCTGGAGTAATAAGGCCGACACGCCGAGGGCTGGATTTGCAGGTACTTGACCAGATAGCCAAATGTCTATACATTTATCTTATTGGGATACACCAGGTAGCCCATAAAAAGGAAGGCACCAAATGAAACTAGATAACAAAGTATGTAACTGTAATCAATACTGCTTAGATTCAATTTGTATCTCTAGCGATAGCAACCTTCGTGTTCGCAAGTGCTGGTGTGCAGATTGCAAAGTAGTTCGCAAGGAAACAAAAGCAAACGCATATAAAATTACTGTTGTGGAGGCAAAATAATGACCTATACAGTTGTTTGTAACTGGGGATGGTATGACCACGATGATTGCCGCAACGCATACAGTGTTCATAATAGTGATTGCAAAATTACAAAAAGAATCAGTTCAAATGTTCAAGGAATTTGGGATGATAAATTTGTAACAATTGAAAATGCAATTGAAGGTTGCATTGATGATGCAGAAGGCCGTTTTACAGAAACACTTGCAAAATTTGGTTTCTGGCAAATGGTTAAAGTTTGTAAATGTGCTGGTGGAGCAACAGCAAAGAAAAATGCAAAACAAATTGTAAAGGTAGGTGCCAACTAATGAAACCATTGATAAATTTAAAATGGAAATGTGATATTTGCGATAAGCAAGGCGCAAGAGAATATTTTGGCCGAGGAGTTGCTTGCGAAATTTGTGCTTCTGAATATGAAAAAAGATGGTACTCAATTTATGGAAAACAGGAGGCCAACTAATGCAACGCTCTAAAAACTACTATCAAGTTCGCAAGGTAGCCAGGATAAGTTTCTGGCTACTAATGCTGGCCACGATTTATTTCTTGGCAACTCACATTAATTACACTGGCGACGGCTACTGCTTCGGATCGATGGATAAGTGCTATCTTGGAGAGGGTAAGTAAAATGATTTGTGAATGCGGTTCTAAATTATCTGCAAAGGCTATAACTTGCTCTAACTGTGATGAAATGTTTAATGAGGAGTTAGAAGCCTATATTGAAGCAATTGAAATTAAGGAGGCAAACTAATGAATAGTTGCATGATGTGTGAAAAACCTAGCAGCAACTTAGTTCGCCGCTGGTATCAATATGACAATGGCGAACAGTTCCAATGCCTAGTTTGCCCAAAGTGCGATGTTTTGCATTCCAATATGATGATGAAAGGGAGGTGAAATGATGGGCGCAATGAAAGCATTATTTACAGAAATGCAGATGGATATGTTGGCATCAGCCGAGGTTCTAGTTGCTGCTAGCAATAGCAGCGATCCTGATGAAATGAGCAGGGCTATCTATCTAAGTATGAAAGTTTTAAATCCGCATCTAAAAACACTATTAGGAGAATAATGGCTACGAAACCGCAAAGATCAGTAAGAATTGCAGATGCAATTTGGAACAAAGTAAGAATCAAGGCAGCAGCGGAGGGCAAAACCGCCTCTGAGGTAATCAATGATTATTTGAAAGATTACATCAAGTGAGAATCCTTTGGATGGTATTAACGGCGCTAGTGGCGATTGGCAAGGGCAGGCGAGTGCTGCCCTGGGCGATCCTAGGCTTTATGGGAGGTTGGGTGGCCTTGGGCATAGTTTGCCTCAGCCGCCAGCGCCCGCTGCGGCCAGTACCCCCTTGGATGCTGAATTTGGGCTATAAGAGCCAGGCTAAGCGGGCGGTTGCTGGGATCGACACGCCGAAGGATATTTTGGGATAGGTACTTGACTAGATAGACAAATGTCTATACATTTATCTTATTGGGATACACCAGGTAGCCCACAAAAGGAAGGCAAGAAAATGACAAACAAAGTAACAGCAGATCAGAAGTTAGCATTTGTAAATAAAATAATTGGTTCAGATGTTTTTAATTCATCTGATGTTGCAGCAGTTGCAATACTTCAACAATTAATTGATAGTGCTAAAAAAGAAATTGCTACTCAAAATGTTGAGAAGTTAGATAAGCAATTACGCCAAGAGGGAAAAACAATTGCTAACAAAACTAAAATAGTAAAGATGGCAATTGCTCAATTAAACTTTGATTCAGATACAGTTTTTGGCGCTTATGCTAGAGAGTTGGGAGTGAAACTATAATGATTATTGGTGAAATTAAAGATAGCGGTGGCACCCCAGTTGCTTTGCAAACTTGCGGTGATGAATGGTGTAGTGATGTTAAATCAAGTAAGAAAAATCCAACTCTTACCAGATTAGGTTTTTGTTCTTGGTGTTGGATTACAATTAAAAATGAAACAAATAACTAGATGCTTGATAATCTGGTTTTTGTCGATACACTTATAGCATTGAGGAAACTCCTCAATAGAAAAGGAAGGTAACAAATGAAAGCGATATACATAACAAAGGATGGACAAATTGGCGATGCTGAAGGTTTACTTATTGTAAAAAATCTTTCAGATAACCGAGTAGAAATACTTAAGGAATCATCAATAGATTTAAAGCAAAGATTGGCTTTAGATTTTGTTGATGAGGCAAATGATGTAACTTATTTCGATGGCAAGATTTGGAAATCAACCGCAATAAGTAATAAAGATAAAGCGTGGGATTGGTTATCAAATGATTACACTGAAGTTTGGAATAAGGAAGCGCATCTTTACGATATTTACAGAAATGGAATTTTAGTTGATGATGCAACAACTAGAGTTCAAAGAAGTGTAGATGCTTTAATAAATAATTAAACAGAAAAAAATCCCTACCTCTGCCGACGGCTGGCGAGGTAGGGATTTTTTATTGGGCTAGCGCTTGCGCTATACCCTGCTCCAAAGAAATCTTTGGCTCATAAATCATATTCATAAATCTTGGATTACCAACACGATACTCAACGCCAACTGGCGCAGTTATATCAGTTTGGATTGGTGCTAAATATCCAGCAGATAACATCATCATTTCTGCTAAATCAATAAAAGAGGTTGCCCTACCAGAGCAGATATTCATAACTTCAACGCCATTAAGAATGGCTGCAAAAGTTGCTTGAACTACATCGTCAATATGTACAAAATCTCTTACCTGCTGACCTGATCCCCATATTTTAAATGGTGATGCTTTCGCCTTAGCCCTGGCAATAAATGATGGGAATGGATAATCTAAAGATTGATCAGCGCCATATCCTGAAAATGGGCGAAGGATACTTACCTTCAAGCCTTCATCTCTGGCGTACTGCGCCAGCATCTCGCCAGTTAATTTACTCCAACCATAAGTTTGATCTGGAGTTCTAATGTGTTCTAAATTTATATCTTGCTCAGATAACTTTGCTTTAAATCTTGCTCGCTGCAACATAATTGGATAAGCAGCAGAGGATGAGAAATAAACTATTCGCCCAGGGCGAGTTCTAAGCGCCCATTGGAAAAGGTCAGAATCAATTGCCAGGTCAGTGGCAACTGCCAAAGGATTACCTTCAATGGTGGCTCTGCCACCGACAACGGCGGCCAAGTGGATTACAACATCAAAGTAAGTGTTATCGGCTGCAAAGAATTTGCGAGCATCGATGCCTGATTTAATATCAAAGCCAACTACTTCATTATTCTTTGTGTCTAGCGCTCTATGAAAGGCTCTACCTACAAAACCTTCATCGCCTGTAATTAAGATTTTCATTATTGCCACAAATTGTAAATATTAGGTCTAATACCGCCAACTAAATCTGATTCATAACGGCCCTGCCCTATTAAACCAGGTTCAATAACATATCTATTTAAATTACCGCTCATGGCATTTAATTCTAAATCAGCAAAATTCTTACCTTTAAATCCATTCAATAATACAGGTAAGCAACTCATTTTTATTGCGGTTGCATGGCCACCATAAGATGAATCTATTTTTTGTATTTTATCTGTAATTGGTGTCGCTGAAATCAAATGATCGCCAAAACTGACCGTATCCCAATCATCGGGGATTTGTGGCCAAACTTCATCTAATTTGGTTTCAAAATCATTTACAAATTCACAATCATCATCTAACAATAATATTTGTTTATATTCTTTCCATTGTGCATATAACAATCTATTTACACCATTCATCACATTACAAAAAATAGGTGTCATATCAGTACCACGATCATCAATCGCTGGCCATCTTTTCCAAGTTACCTGTAAAGAATCTAATTGATGTGTTATCGCCGCTAATCGGTCAGGTCGTCTATCTAAATTCACAACAATAATTGCATCAAACAAATCATTTAATTTCATTTTAATTTACCCAATAGCGTTTGGTATTGATCGCTGGTAATGTAATTATCATAGGCAACTTTATCGGCTGAATAAACTTCAGGAGCGTTTACCCTGGCGTAATTTTCATCCATCGGTGCCTTACCATTAAAGGCGTGGCAATGCTCAATGATTACATCAGGTAGGTATTTGATCTTGCCTAAATCCTGACCAAGTTTTAGCCAGAAGTTATCTAAGTATAAATGGCGCTGAGTATCAGGAACCATTCCTCGCAAGGCTTCTACAATCTCACCTGACATCGCAACCGCAGTTGGTAGGGCTGAGCCTTGGAATAGATCGTTGCCATAAACAATATCTGAGCCTGTATAAAGTTCCTCAACAAACTTCTCATCCCAGTTAGCAGTTCTTGGGCGGTGATCATCACCCATAAATGCAAAGTTATCAAACTCGCCTATAAATTGGCGGGCGATGTAATTTAGTGGATAAGCCATCCCACCAGTTTCATTATGAATCATAATTACAGATTCAACTGGCAGTTTCCAGGAGTACTGGCTTCGAGTTTCATCATTAAAATCTACAATATAAAATCTTACAGCCTTTGTATTTGTATCTACAAAAGCCTGTTCTAAAGCAACGGCATTATCAGGCCGCCCCCTAGTTGGAATAAGAACTATTAAATCACTATCCACCATTTGCTAACTCCCCCGCAATCGCAAAATAAGCAGCGCCATCAATGTAATTATCTGCCTTATAGGTTTCCATTGATCTTGCTACTTTGATCAGTGCGCAAATCATAGCGCCTTGCTCTGGTGTTATCTCGCAATCCAGATAAGCAGATAGAAGCCTGCTGATACGATTAAAGTTAATAGCAGGCGTTCCATAATCATCTTGCCTGTCGGCGTAAGTGAGCGCTTTAGCCTCATCTAAAATTTTCCCCCGATTCATTTATTTACTTAGAACCTAGGCCGTATTCTTGCTCTGTCTTATCTGCCCACTTTGCAAGAGGGGCTGCAATTCCGCCGATCAAGATTGCATATTGAGGAGCAAGATCAGCAGCGAGTGCAATTCCCATTGTTACCGCTGATGCTAGTACTGCTCTTGCATAAGATTTAAAAGCAGCAATTGTTTTAGGGTCTTTTAATTTAGCAACTAATTTATTCATATTCATCCTTTAAGGGCGAACTACGCCCATTATCAGGGAGTAGGAGCGTTTCCTAAGATACACACCATCTCCATTTGATTGGCTTCCTACATTACCACTTGAGGTATTACCTTCGATAACTTGCAGGTATTTTAGCGCAGTGTTGTTCCACTTTACGATTCCGACATGATCAGGTTGGGCATCATCATCAAATTGAAAAAATACAATATCTCCAGCCTGAGCCTGACCTATTGGAATTACTTTGTTTTTCTTAGCAAACCATTTAAGGCCCGCATCGCAAGAGGCAAACCCCTTCTTGCTTTGTGCTGCAATATTAGATATTAAACCAGCCTCATTAAAACACCAGGAAACAAAGGTAGCGCACCAAGGTTGGTTATTTGCGCCATACCATTTACCAAAGATTGTTTCATTATTAGAAACTTCTTTATAGCCAATTTGTGCTTTGGCTATCGCAACTACTTTACTCATAACACCCCTTTTATTTTTTAACTAATAATCTGTAAATTTCATCTATCCTGGCTTCTAGCCGATCAACTTGGCAGGTTATACTATCAATGCGATCCCGAACCGAGTTTCCACCATTGGGTTTAAGTTCGGAAAGATAACTCTTAACTAAAAATCTTACACCTGCAACTAAAAATCCAGTTAAGGTTCCAACCGCAACAGCGATTGAAGCCCATTCGTTAGCGGTCATTTGGTAACTACTAACACTTGCATCGTTCCAGTACCTGATCCTGAAATAGCATAAATAGGAGATTCGTGGTTGTTAATGGTTATTTTATCTCCATTATCCATTTGATAACCAGTGCTTGAAGTTACATTTGATCCACCAAGATACATCGTATGCTTTGCGTGAAGGTAAACTCCCTCAGCAACACCATCTCCTGCAACTAATAAAGTTGGGCTAGTGGTAACTGTTACTTGGGCTGAACTGATTGGCATTACTCTCCTTAGATAAGCCCCGAATCCTCAATAGCATCGACGGCATCATCGATGCTTTTTGTTACATCTGGAAAATCAAATAGCAGCATAACTTACAACAGATTCACTAATGATCGAGTTCTACCGCTGGCGAGTTGCGTATAAACCTGAGTGGTTGCAACTGATGAGTGCCTCATCAAATCTCTTACTGCTAGCAGATCGCCGTTTGATCGCTCTAGCATATTGGTTGCAAAATAATGGCGGCAGGCGTGAAAGGTTTTCTTTGGAATTCCAAGCCGCTTCATTTCCAAGGAACATAATTTGGTTAATCGGTTAGGAGTAACTGACCAAATTTTGCCTGGTGTTTCGTGCTTTAAAATTGTTTGAGCAACAATATCGGCTACTGGTACAGATAAATCAGTTCCACCTTTGCCAGCAACTCTGAGAATATGCCCATCATCTACTTTTTCTAAATCTACTCCACGAAGGTTGGCAACCTCCATAGCCCGCAATCCTGCTTTGCAGCCGATTATGAACCAATCTCGCATTGGCAGTTCTGCCTTAGTCATAATTAATTCGGCTTCGCCTGGCGTTAGCGGGTGAGGTAACCCACGCTTCTTGCGAACGGCTGGCAAATCAAGATCAGCCTGATTAGTAATTAAACCCATTTTGCGCAGGGCCTTAAAGATACTGCGAACTCTTGCGGCGTAGGTACCTTTTGTAGAGGCTGCCTTAACGCTCATTATTAGCCTTTGTAAATCCTCAGTAGTTGCCGCCTGGGGATGAACATTTAAGCGTAATAATAAATTAAAATCATTATTGAACATAGCCATTGAATAACCTTGGGTTTCATATCTATCCCGCAGTTTTTCTTTGATGATCTCCAATGGTATGTGTTCCATATTTAGAACAATCTCAGAGGATTGTGCTTTCAACCCAACTTAGGCTAACTTCATCCCAAGTCCAAAAACCTTCGGTAGGTCTAGGAGTTGGTGGATTCCAAAAAGAACCTGATCTTGTCCAAGATGGATAAGGTTGTGGAGTTACAAATATATCCTCATCAGGATTATATATATATCCGATACCAGCGTATGTGCCTCTGATATTAGAATTGTAACTTGTTTTTATCCAAGTGCCACCAAGATTATCTATCAACCATTGATAACCTTCATCACCTGCTAGGTCATTGTTATCACCAACAAGAACCCGAATAACTTTATTATCTGAATTTATTTCTGCCCAACTACTCATACCGCATACCTCACAATGACAATACCTGAACCACCTGCTGCACCCGAAAGTCCACCACTTGCTGCTGCACCGCCACCACCACCACCAGTGTTGGCTAATCCATTAGTTATATTTGCGTTGGTGCTGTGATCTCCACCACGACCACCACCGCCTGAACCACCACCACCACCATTACCTGAACTAGGTGTAGCACCACCACCGCCACCACCACCGCCAGCATAATAAACTGTACCGCTTACATTTTGACCTGTGGATGTTGCTAATCCCCAAGAAGAATAAGTAGATGAACCTATTCCACCTGAACCACCAGTTTGTTGTGAATTACCATTTCCTACTGCATCAGCACCACCACCGCCTGAACCACCAGCAGGTGCATTACCACTAGAAGTACCACCAGCATTACCTTGTCCACTAGGACTTGCCGCTCCACCAGTTCCAAAACCACCTGAACCACCGCCAGCGCCACCGCCTGAACCACCAGCAGAACCGCTTTGCGTTGGGAATCCACCGCCTTTTCCGCCACCAGTTGAAATAGTTAAACTACCAAATTGACTATCATTTCCATTTGTAGGAGAAACTCCACTTGGACCACCTGCGCCAACAGTTACTGTGTAATTACTCGGAGTTAATGATTGTGAAGTGAATGCTCGTAAACCACCAGCACCACCGCCACCACCTTGATCGTTATGACCAGAACCACCACCAGCAATTACCAAAACATCAGCGGTAATACTTCCACCATTTACAGATAAAGTTCCATTGCTGGTAAATACTCTGTAATTGTAACCACCTGAAGTATAAAGTGTGCCACCTGTTACTGTCGGCGCACCCAATTTACTTGATGCAATAATCCCCAGTAAACTCATTAGGCTATATCTCCTACCACTAACCAGGAATTAGCGGCAAGTTTTAGGCAAGTTGCGGCTGAGTTTGCTACTCGAAGTTTAGGCGCAACTGAGGAAGCACCTGTTGAAATAATTGTAGTTGTACCAGGGGTAACTGCGGCAATAGATGGCTGGCCTGCGCCAGTGATCCATACAAAGTTAATAGTTGTTCCAACTGCAAAGTTAAATGTTGCATCTGTTGGGATTGAAAATGTTTTAGCAGCCGCATTATTCATTGAGAATAATTTACCCTCATCGCCGCTAGCAATTGTATAATTATCAGTTTTAGTAACATAAGGAGTATTAATATTTAAAGTAACAGTTCCAGATGTTCCGCCACCTGATAAACCTGCTCCAGCAGTTACGCCTTCAATATCTCCAGAGGCAGGTGTTGCGAATTGGAAAAAGATGGCAGCGCTTGCGCTAGTGAATCTTAAAACTCCACCTTGATTTGTTGCTAAAACTAAAGAACCAGATGTATCAACTGTTGCAGTTCCTGCGGTAATTGTGCAAGCACCTGCTCCAAGATTGATAATTGTTACAATATCGCCCGCTGCAAACAATCCTGTATTAACAGTAATTGTAGTTGGGCTAGCGTTGCTCATTGTTATTGCATCGCCAGCATCAGCGGCAACTAATACATAAGATGCAACCTTTGCATTTGCTGCACCGCCTAGCATTGCTGTCTGTTGCAGGCTAGTCATCTGGGCTGCGGTTAAAACCTGCCCAGTGGTGAAGGTTTGTTTTGCCATTTTGCTCCTTAATTAATAACTCAGAATACCAGAACCCAAGCGGCCCTGTAAGGTGGTGCTGTCCAGAATGAAGGCTTGGATTAGAGGTTCTGCTGTTAGTATTTTTGTGGTGAACATAGTGTTGGTTATATCGTGTTGAACGCCCTGCACAAATAATTCCTTGGTAATAGTTGATCCACCTGGAACAGTTTTTGTAACATTGACTAGATCAAAGATTTCAAGTTCCAAGCCTGCCAATATTGCTGCTGGCTCATTAGGATCAAGAAGGGTCATTGTCATTGAATCTATGCGATCAGTAGTGTTCTTTCTAGCCTCTAATAAGGTCTGAGCCTGATTTAAAGCCTCAGCATCGGTTTGCACTAGAATTCCTTGGCGTTGGCCTGAATGTAAAAAGAAGGTATCTATCGAATTTTGATCAAATACATTCTGAGGTGTTCCGCCTAGGCGGGTTACTGTTACATCATTAACCAGCAAGGTATCATCATTGGCAAACTCAATTTGTTGGTAGCCAATACCTGTACCATCATCTGCAAAAACAATCGGGGTTTCATCGGCTTTTTTACTGATGGTATCTCTTGAAAGAAAAGTTGCATTACCTTCGGCATCAATAAAGAATCCACCGAACTCTGAGGTTTCTGCCAATTGTATTGCATTCAGTAAATCTCGATCAGCAGTACCTGGATCAGCCTGAAGGGTGCTGTTACCAGCATCAATACTGCGCTGAGATGTAGGCCAGAGAGCAAAATCTAAGAATGATTCAATTCTTGCTCCGCTTAATTGAGGCGAGCCTGCTCCTGGAACTGTACTGATTCCAATGTTATTTAATAATCTAAACCCATCAACGCATTGAAGGGTGATTCTTGATGTGTCCTCAATGCCTAATCCATAGGTGCTGTTATAGGTTGTAATGTAGCCAGAGTAAAGATAGTAACGATCAACTCCAGTGCCATCATCATAATCTGCCCAAATACGAATCTTGCGCAGTGGTAACAATTTGCCAAAGTAGGGAGATGAAACATTCTGAGGCGACCAATCGCCGTTATCATCGGCTAAAACTACCGATGCAATGCCAGCCTCAAATCTATTAAGGATTCGGTTTCTGCCTCGGCGAATGCTAATTTGCAAGGCAATATTTGAAACATCTACTACATCGCCTGGGGCATCTGCCAAGATACCAGTGCCAAGTGGTGTAGTTGGATCATCAAGTAGCAATGGGTTACCAAAGGCGGGGCCGTTGGCAAAGTCAATAGAAACACCAACAACAGGTGTACCTGGCATTACAAATCTAACTTCCTGGCATTAATTGATCTGCCTGAAGTTTGGCCAGCGAGCAATCCATTTCTGATTGATTCTTGCAAATCAGATTGAACAACAGTATTGCCAGCATTATTTACAGTTACATTTATTGAGCCACGCTCACCTGCTCGATAAGATTGATAATCAGGTAATTGAGAACTTAATAATGGCTTAGGCTTATCACCACGCTCACCTGCTCGAAACTCTTGATAACCAGGCATTGTAGTCATTGGGCTTGGTATTACCTCTGGCCTAACAATATCTTTAGTTATTCTATCAATAACCTTTGGATCAATAGGTTGAACATCAATAGGAGGAACAACAATAGGAGGAACAACAGGAACATTGCCGCTTGGTGGTATTACAAATGAACCTTTACCTACCGCTGCAAGATAATCATTTAAGTCTTTAAGCGCTGTTTTCCAACCCTCGGCTGCGGCTAGTCCTGCTGCATCCCAGCCTGAGCCAAGATTAACATTGCCAGTAACTGAAGCAATATATTTTAGAACTTCATAATTAGTTAAGTTCCACTTATTGGCTAGAAGGTTTACCTCTTGCTCAGAGATTTTGCTATCAGCAATAACCATTAAAATATCGGCGTAGCGTTGCGCTGCAATATTCATACGCTCACTTGCATTATAGTTAGCAAGCAACTGATCGTACATTCTTTGCTGAGCAAGGTTTTGTTCTTTAAGAAGGTTTAATCTAACTGCCTCAAGTTGAATTGGATTAGTTTCAGATGTAGGTGTAACACCCATTGCCTTTAATTTATTTAAGGCTTCTTGAGTTGCAAGTTGTTTCTTTTGCTCAGCAGTTAGTTTTACAGTATTGCCAACTATCTTACCAGTAGCGGTAACAACTGCATTAGCAGCCTTAACCCCAGGTGGGCCATAGACATTTCCCCAACCAGGAGTTAATTTTTTTATTCCTTTAGTTTGATCATCAATTGCATCATTAGTTTTATTTAAAGCCTTATAGGCAAGCACCGCTGAACCAGCGAATACTGCTATTGCTGCTGATGCTGCTAATGCTGAAACACCACCTGTTGCAAAAGCGGTGGCGATTCCTGCGCTAGTGGCTGATGCTGTTTGTTTAACAAAAGCGATTCTTAACAAATCAATTATTGCAATTAATGCGGCAACTCCAGCATAAACCTTAGTTGCAGCAAAAGTGGCAAATAGTAATGTTGAAAGAACTTTTAAAGTTCCAAGATTGCGGCTAATAACACCAAAAAAGTCGGTTACATTTTGAATTAGAGTAGGAATTTGCCCAAGGATGGTTGATAAGCCAGCAGCCAATTCATCTTTATTTGCATTAATCCAAGCCTCTAATTGAGGTAAAACCTGAGTTGAGATTACACTAGCAAATTGCTCGATTACAGGAAGGAGTGCATAACCTAGAGTTTCAAGGATTTCGCCATAAGCAATATTTAAACCCTTTAATCTACCTTCTAAAGTTTTAGCACGAACATTAGCCTGATCTTTAAAGGTATCATTTAAAACATCAAGAGCCTTATTAAAATCTTTTGATTTAATAGTATTGGCATCAAGTGGAATACCAAGGCGAGTTAGCGCACCAAGATTGCCATTTACGGCCTTACTTAACGCTAAAGAAACAGTTTGTAAATCTTTGCCTGTTCCAGCACTAATATTTAAGGCAGTACCAAGTAAATTTTGAGCAGAGGCAACATCACCAGTTGCACGAGCAAGAGTGGCTAGGGCTGGGCGAAGTTCATCATCAGCAACAGCAACTTCTTTTTGTAATAAGGTTATGTACTCCTCAGTACTGGCAATTGTTGCATCAGTTGCATTAGTAGTATTTCTTAAAGTTGAAGCAAGTAACGCCTGGCTCTTTTGATCCTCCATAGCGGCACGAACTGCATCAGTTCCGACCTTAACAACGAATGTTTGTACGGCTGCGGCTGCGGCTGCAAAAGCAATTATGCTTCTTTTAGAAAATTTATCAAAATCTTTGCCAAGTTTGCTAATATCTTTTTGAGCCTGCTTTGAACCTTTAGCGGAATATTGGGTGATAATCCGAGCAATAATTGCGCCAGTTGCCACTTTAACTCCTACCGTTTAAATTAGTTTGTAATGTTTTTTTAGCATCCTCTAAGGCTGCTGCAACTCGCCTTTGAATTGCCTCTTTATCTTTATCAACAACTGCCCAAATAAGGCGGGAGGCTTTGCCAAATGAATTGCTTAAATATCTAATAAATTGATTTCTTGATGCGTTGCCACGCCTGCCAGCAACTTCAAATATTGCACCTGCGGCGCTCTTATTAATTAAGGCACCAGCGCTAGTGGTGTAATCACCTCGAACTTTGCCTTGCGCTCTGTTTTTAACAATCCCTGATTGAATTGTACTAACATCCCAGGCTGGCCAGCCTGCGCCACCTCTAGTTCTAGGATTAGTGGCTGGAGTTTTTCGCCAGCCACGCATCGGAGTTCCATAAACAGGATTTGTGAATTGAACAACTAAGTTATCTGCTGATCGCTCAGCCCTATTCAATTCATCATTAATTACTTTGTTAAATTTTCTGGCCGCCGCTTTATCAAATTGTTTCAAGGCATCAATAGTTTCTTTAATGCCAGTTAAAACAATTACTTCATCAGCCATATTTATTTGCCTTTGCTCTTTCCTTTAGATAGGCGAACATTGCTTCTAAGACACCATCAGGGGCATCTATCAAATCAATAGGAGAGATGCCCAACTCCACCGAGGCCGTTGCAATTGCAAAGGTTAGGCTATCTCGGTGGATTCTGAATTTGGGTCTGAAACCATTTCTACTGATTCGAGTGTATCTAAGAACTCTGGGCCAAAAGGTTTTACAACTCGGCCATTATCTCTTAGAGATTGCCAGGCAAGGAAATAGATGTGTTCCATCTTTTGATCCTCTGCAAATAATTTTGCCAATCCTTTACCGAATTTTTGTTCAAAAGCAACGATGGTGCGAGGCCGTAATACATAAGTTGCATCTACACCATCATTGGTTTTGATCTTTAGTGATAATCCATCCATTTTATTTCCCCCTAGTTAGTTATGATTTGGTTATTGCACCTGAAATTGGCCAGGTAACGCTTGCAGTTGCTAGTTCACCAACAGCACCTGATAATGGCTGCCATTCTGCAACTAGCGCATTGAATGCGTATTGTGGATTTGTTCCAGTTGTACTTCCTGCTACTGGCTTAACTACCATTGCAGCAGATGTTCCGATTGTTGGATAAACAATAGATTCTAAAGCACCAGATGCAAAATCCTGGAAAAATTCTATTGTTACTTGATTATCGGCTAATCCTGCAACTCTGGTTCTAGCAGTATTTCCAAAAGATGTTGTATCAACAACATCTAGTGATGTGCTTAAAGTTATTGAACTTACATAACTTGAAATATCAGTACTTGCAAAAGTAACTGAAGCATTGGTTAGTACTATTCTTGGCATTAGATGACCGCCTTAGTGATTGATCCTGAAATTGGCCAAGTAACAGATGCAGTGGCTAATTCGCCAACTGCGCCTGATAATGGTTGCCATTCTGCAACTAATGCAGAAAATGTATAGGAAGGGTTAGTTGCACCTACTGTTGTATCAACTGGAGTAACAACAACAGTAGTTGTAGTTCCAATCAGCGGATAAATTGTTTGTTCAACATTTGATGTTGCAAAGTCCTGATGAAATTCAAGAGTTACAGAATTATCTAACAAACCAGCAACACGGCTTCTTGCTGCTGTTGATGAGAACCCTGTTGTGTCCACTACATCAGCACTGGTACTTAAAGTAACGCTTGCGATGTGATCAGATAAATTAACTGAATTTATCGTAACCTTCGCATTTGTTAATACTAATCTTGGCATTATTTATCGGCTCCTTCTTGGATTGCTGGTTTGGTTGTTCCCCCAGTTGCCTTAATGTGGTTGCCTTCTATCAATGCCTTGATGTTGGCTCCTGCACTAAGCAATTCTTTTTCGGTGATTGATTCACCTTTCTTTTTATTACAAACCTCTAGTTCTGAGGTAACTACATAAGACATTTTTTCTCCTTAACCCCAAAGTGTGAGGCGGTATCTATAAGATAGGAATAAAGTGCCAGCAGATTCATAAGTTCCACCTTCGGCGCTAATAACTCTAAGTGTGTTTACTGCACCACCTAAAGTTCTATCGCCTTCAATTGCGGTTTTAATCGAGCCAGCCCCTGATCCTGCTAGAAAAGCATCTAACTTATCTTGGGCCACTCTTTCTGATAGGCGTTGAACAATCACCAAGACATCACAATTGGCTTGATCTAAGCCTCTTGCATTGTTTATATCGAAGGTGAAATCTAGTTGCCCTACTATTGCTGCTGGTGGCGTTACTGTATCTGGGATTAAATCATAAACTCTAAGCCCAGTTATTGTTTGTAGGCGAGTTTTTAAACCATCTCTAACATTGCTTGGAATCACTTAGCCAAGCCACCATTCTTGCGGAATGGGCGCAGTAATACTTCAACATCAGCATCGAGGCGAGAATACAATCTAACTGTTCCCATTTCAGGGCTGCCTGCAATTCCGAATGGGGATTGCCTACGACCAAATAATCTTGATGATTGAATCAGAGTTGCCATATTAACTTCAGGTGGTATTGCTGAGAATCCCCAAATGCCTTTAACTCTAAGTGATTGAGGTAATTGATATGGAAAAATATAACTGCCAATTGCTAAAACTCTATTGTAAGGCCAAGATTTAGTTGGGTTATTTATTGGTTCAACCATATAATCACTAGTTGCCCAAACTGTTCCATAAGTACGATCAAAGTTATCATCAGTAGCAACTTCAGTAACTGTAATTATATCATCAATGTTTACTGTGTACGCATCAACTGGAGTGTAATAGCGAGTTACTGTGGATTGAGTAGTGCCATTAACATAAAAGAAACGCTCAGTATAATCATCAATCATTCTACTAGCAGCAGTAATTGCTACCTCTAAAGCGGTATCATCAACTGCATCTGTAATATTTAATGATGCTTTTAGTTCAGCAAGTGTGCAGTAACCATTAACAATTGGCACGCTTTATCCTTCTTTCCGCTTTGGGTAAAATTGCTCTTTCAAGTAAAGGCTCGGCAGTAGCCGTTTCTTTTGGTTTTATTCTTTTCTTAAAAATCTTTTTTAATGTTTCCATAATTTATGGTGCCTATCATCTAACCAGTAAGATTTTTGATGAGGTAAAATTGCCCCAGTATTTACATAAATTGGAAATCCAAGTGAGCGAATGCGACGGCTGAAAAGTAAATCCTCGCCTATCCATTCGCCATTTACTGGCCCATCCCAGAACCAACACCAATTTTTACCCATACTAGGATCGGCAGTTTCACGCATCTTTTCAAGAACGCTGCGGTGGATTAAAAGGCAACCTGTACCTGCGGCATCTATTTCAAAAACTTTGTTCTCATCATATTTATAGAGAGGTAAGAATCCCTCTGGTGCATCTTGGAATATCGCTGGAACTGGTTTTGGATATTCGCTCTTGCCGTCATTAAAAGCAGCAAATACTAATCCTGCTACAACTGGCCGTTCTAAATCGTGGGCTGTATCAATCAACTTATCAAAAGTTGCAACACCTAGTTGCTGATCGCTGTCCACCATCAAAAGCCAATCAGATTTTGTGTTATCTAAAAATTGTTTAACTATCTGATTACGAATCTTGGAAAGTAATCCTGAACCTTTAACTCTTACAAATGGCCCTAATCTTGGTGATCTTGATTGGGCTAATTGAATCATCGTGTATGCAAATGAGCCATTAACTTGGCCTGAATCGCAAGAACCGATTGTTACTTTATGTGCGCTTTTCATAGTTCCCCCGAACTACTTAGGAGTTTAGGTGGCTTAATCGGGGGAGGTTAAGCCACCTAAACAGTTCTTAATTACCTTCTAAATTAGAAGGATGGTGCTGCTAAGCCAGTTCCGCTAATGATTGATGCGGCTAATGGATAGCGTTCTGCGGTGAATGCGGCATAGCCGTAAACAACGCTCTTTACAGTTAGTGCGCCAGCATTCGTTGCTTCGAATCGAAGTGAGAATGGTGATCCTGGTTGCTCCCATAGGTGCATCTCACGGGCATCAACCAAGTAGATTTCATCTTGGTTAGTTCCAGTGCCGTAGTTTGTTGCTACTGAAGCATCTGCAATGATTGGCAAACCAAGTAGTTGGTAGCCTGAGTTGCCATATTGTGCAACTCCTGCTCCTGCTGCAACGGCGTTCATTGGGCCGTTTGCTGCTGGAACTACTAATGGGCGATTTGAACCATCAACGCCTGCTAGCAAGAATGCTAGGCGGCGTGGGTGCATAATCCAAGCAGTTGGAGTTGTAAATACATTGCTCTGTACTTGTTGTAGAGCATCTGCCAACTTTGGATATAGAAGTGCAACAGTTGGAGTTGTTGCTGTGAAGGTAATTGCGTTTCCACCAGAGGCACGAATACCCTTGATAGTTCCGTTAGTTCCTGCACCATTGATGATCTGTGAATCTAATGTAGTGTGCCATGAACGAATCAAGTCACCAATTACAAAGGAATCAATACCTGTTCCACGCTCAATTGCTTGGCGTGATAGGTCTTGCTGTCCTGCAATTGTGCGCACATTTACAGTTAGTAGTGTGTCATCTGCATCAGTTTCAGAAACATCAGTTGCCTGTGTTTGCTGAATTGCTGTTGATGTACCAGTAGTCATGCGGCTGATGTTTAAAGTCATTCCGCTTGCTGGTAGTGCCATCTTATTGGTTGCGAAGTCTGCTGTTGGGCGACCTGCACGAGCCAATGGAGCGGCTAGATCAGTTAAGTACTGAGGAACTACTAAACCTTCAAAGTTTGCAGTTGTTCCATCACGGCGCTCAACTTCCTCCTCACGCATGTGGCGTGCTAGGCGATCTGAAGCGCTGAAGTCTTGCTTGAATTGCGCATTGAAAGCATCTTTAATAAATGATGCTCCTGAGTTTGGTGTATAGGTACGCTCCTCACGAGTTACCTTTGCACCGCCTGTTTTTGGCATTGCTACATCTGCAACTGCTGCACGAACTTCTGCAACCTTTGCATCTGCATCTGCCTGGCTCTTTAGGTTTTCAATCTTTGAATCTAGTGAGCGTGATTCTGCAACTAGAGCATCTACCTTAGTTGTTTCATCAGCAGTTAGATCGGTGCGATTCTCAGCGGCTACTGCCTCAAGAACTGCATCCATCTCTGCCTTCACTGCATCACGGCGTTCAATTACTTTGTCTAAATAAGACATTAATTTAACTCCTTGGTTGGTTGAATTTTGAGGTGGTGGCGATACCTGTGCGGCGCATAAAGGGTGCGCAGTTCGCTCCGACTTCATCTGCTGTATTTTTACAACAGAAATTTATTTTGTGTTGTTGATTATTGCTTGGGCTAGGCGCAAAGATATTTTGCGACTTGCCTCATCTGATGGTTCTTTAAGTGGTTCAATAGGGCGTAACTCACTTGCTTTGTGGCCAACTAAAGTTTCAGTGGCTACATAACCATCCCTTAACTCTCTATAAACTCTAATTAAAACTGCTGGATCGCCTTCCTCGGCAGTAATGCTAAAGGTTGAATCAGGAATACCTAAAACTCCCTCTCTCATTACATGTTCAATTCTGCCTCTTGCAGTTCCACCGCTTGAATCCCATTCAACAAAATCGCCGACTACATCAACGGCACGAATTTTGTTTTCATCCTCATCCTCATCCTCATAATCGCCAGCAGCATCTGCTCCGATGAAACTAGACATAACTTCGAAGGCTCGCATAATGTATTCGTGGCCTTCATCTAGGTCTGAAAATACAGTTTGTAAAACTTGCATATCCTCTGGGGATATTTCTCTACCTTCTTTTGCAGCCTCAATTGCCTTATTAAGTTTCTCTCTAGCCTCAACTGTTGTAGTTGGATAGGCTGGATAGGTAACTACTGATACATCGCCATCGGCTAATGAAACCTCAGTTAGTATTCTACGGCTGCGATCCTCGCTCCACTTTTGGCGGATAACTCTAAAACCAAAACTCATCTGGTCCACATCGCCACGCTCAACCAGTTTGTAAATATCTCTAGCCTCAGTGGTATCGGCTAACTCTGCTTCAAAATATAATCCACGATCATCCTCATTTAATTTCAATGTGCCATTCTTTGATCGTGCTAATGGCAAACCTTCGTGATTGATAAGTAGGCGCACATCTGGAGTTTCGGTTAATGTTTTGCGAAATGCTCCTGGTGCAATTGATTCTTTAAATGGTAGTGGCACACTTGATTCATTAAATACAGCAGCGTAACCAGCAAGGCGCATAGTGCCATCCTCGGCTGATCTTGCTTGAACATCTTTTACTGTATAAGTGCGGCGTTCAATCTTTTTCATTTCTCTCCTTGATTCTGCTTCTGCATTCAGAGCATCAATTTTGCGTTGCGCCCATTTCTGCGCTCTATCTGAAAAATTGCTATCCCCACCCCAAAGAAGCCAAGCAACTAAGCCTGCTCCTGGATAACCTGGATCGGATGGATTACTGTTTGAAGGTGCTTTACCATCAACTTGATGGCGAGCAAACCAGGGAGCCATCTTTCTTACTTTTGGTTCTGTTATTTTTCCAGCAGCCATATCTCTTGCTGCTGCAATGGTGGCTGGTACCAAACCATCGCCCCCAAAACCTTCACTGTAATACTTAAGGCCACGCTTTGCGTTTTCTTGAATAAATGAAGGAACACTTAAATCAACTGCTCTGGTGTTTACTTCTCCGCCTGGCTCTATTCCTTCAGCAATTGAAACTGCAACCATCTGATCTATCGCATCTTGCTTTGAAGTGTGGCAGCCAATAGTTGTATAGGAACCATCAGATTCCTCTTTTACAGTTGCCCAACCTTGGCAATCACTTTGCGTATCAGATATTAAATATGGCATAAATTCCTAAACTAGAAGTAAAACTTCGGCATCATCATCAAGTATTGAAAAATCAATTCGAGATGTTGATTTGCTGGAGAGCGTGCCAAGTTTTGTTTTAGCAGTTGCGGTCTTTATTGAAACTGTTATTTTTACAGGCTCAATAATTTCAGGGAAATTTGGTTGAATATAATTAGGCTGACCTGCTGGGCTTAAAATTACTTCATCACTTGGTATAACTACACTGGCAGCAAGCCCACCCAAATTGGCAGAGGCTGAAACTACATTTGTTATTTCCGCAGTAGCGCTGGCTGTGGATGAACCTAGATTTGCCGTTGCTGTTGCGAAGGTAATCGGCCCTAGAACATCAACATCTAACTCAGATGAATCTAAGACAAACTGAGCCATTTACTAACTCGCTAAAGTTAGTGAAACTGTTAATGAACCACTTGGGATCGTGAAAGTATCTCCAGCAGTGTAGGCATTTCCTGCAACAGTTCCTGAGAATAAGAAATTGCCTGCTGTTAAATTATCCCAAATAGTGAAAAATGTAGCATCCTCTGAACCTGCAATATTAGTCCAAGATACATCTGCATCTGAAGTTAGCCCACCAGTAGAGGCTGCGCTAAAGGAAACTAATTTGCGAGTTGTTTCGGTAGCAGGATTTGTGGTTCCTGCTGAACCTGGATCGCCAATATGTAGTTTTACATAAACATTGGTTGCTGAATAAGCAGTTGCATTTCCTACTGCATCAAGGAATTTGTTTGCTAAGTAATTGCTTAATCCAGTTGCCATTACTCATTCCCCTCTATAAACTCCTCGATAATTTCATCGATGCGGCCTTCTTTATCACGCTTAACTTTCTTGCGAACTCGCTTTTGTTCAATGTTGTTTGTTACCTGAACATTAGGCGCTTCAACATTTACATTAGGCGCTGCAACATTTACCTCTGGTGATTCAAGCATTACCATCGCTGGTTCAACAGTTACATTAGGTGCAGCCACATTTACAGTTGGCTCTGGCACATTAACTACTGTTTGTTGATTATCGTTGCGCATTTGTCGGCTCTTAACCTCATAAACTGCGCTTGGATCGGCTGGATCAATTGATGCGACCTGTTGCAACTGGCTACTTGGAACTCCAGTGTGCTTCATCTTAGGTAAACCAATTGCTGCATTAACTGCGGCTGGATCAAATCCAACCTGAATAAGTGCAGTAACAATTTCTGTTCTTAACTTTACGCCAACATCTTTAGCATCGGCTGCATCAATGTTTTGCAGAGGAACTCTGTATTGATCGCCTGCCTCGCCTAATGGTGATAAATCCTCAACTGCACGAACATCATTTAGGCTTAGGAAACCTTCACGCAAACCTTTTGTGTAGGCATCGTAGCGCTCAATGGTTGTTCCACGCAGAAGCGCATCAAGATTAAATTTAACAAAGCCATCTTTTTCAGGTAGTAATGATGAAAGCGCTTGCTCAATTCTTTCTAGCAATGGGCGAAGTGAGTGTTGTACAAATGAAAGATTCTGCGCTTCAACGCTGGCAAAACTCATTGCACCTGCAACTGGATGGCCAAGAAGTGAAATTGGAACTCGGAATAATCTAGCGATTTCCTCAAGTCCGAATCTGCGTGTATCTAACAACTGAGCATCTTGGGCATTTAGTGCAAGTGGTTTAAATTGTGCGCCACCTGTTAGCACGCCAATCTTTCCTGCACGATATGGGCCTGAGTGAGTGATATTCCAATCTCGGCCAATTGATGTTGCTTGCTCCTCTGTCATCTCACCAGGTACTTCAATGATGCCGCCTGGGTTTGCTGCATTTCCAAAATAAGATGCAGCATAAGTATCGGCTGCCATAACTGCACCGATAGTAATTCTTGCTGCTTCAACTGGGCCTAAGCCATAGAATGAACCAGGAAGTTTAAATAGTGGAATATGTAATAACTCATCTTGAGTAAGGGTCATTACTTTCTGGTTGTAATCTTGAGTATAAGTTCCGCCCGCTGGATCGTATTCCTTAACAGTTACTTCATAAATTAAAGGTTCGTTAGGGCTTTTTCTAACAATTCTTACTGATTCAGGATTGATGCAATAAAGTTCAACAACATCACCCATATCATCACGAACTGTAAGTATGTAAGCATTTCCACGAAGGTTTAAAGAAGCAAGAACCTGCTCTAAGAATTCCATTCGAGTTGATTCTGCATTTGGCTTATTAACCCAGGCTGGAACATCGCCATAAACAGCGGCATAAGAAATTCGATTACGGCCTCTGCGAACATAGGCACCCATTGGCAATGATGAAATTGTATCGCCTAGCAAACGAACGCAGGCATAAACAGTACTCATTCGGATCGCAGTTTCAGATGAAACTACAACTCCTGCTGGTGAACTGTATGCAGGGCGGCCTGGGATTAGTGGTTCAACAAATTGATTTGTTGTTCGCTTCTCACCAGCCTGGCGCAATGCTCTTGATAAATTCATTAATTAGCCTTTTCTGTAATCCATATTAAAAAACTTCCAACCACGATTAATGCGGCTGGAACTGAAATAAGTGCTAAGCCTGTTGCAACGCAGGCAACCCCAACTACTTCTACTAACAAAGTAGGATTTATTTTTTTCATTACTCCCCCTTAGTGTTGAAATCATTTGTCAAATCGTGGCGTGTCTTTTAAATCTATGTAATTGTTATGCGTAATAAATTGCAATTTATGTAATTGCAAAAAGTGTCAAAAGTATAATTAAGGCAGTGGTTAGGAAATACTTAATCACCAAGGAAGGTACAAATGGAATGCTGTAATCATTTAGTAATAAAGCAAGGATGCCAGTGCCATAATTGCAGTGGTGATCTTTGCGAAGCAGGGAGAATCAATAATGAAAAGCAGTAAATTAAGTTGGTGTGAAAAATGCAATATGGAAACTTGTTGGCTCTGGACAACAACATCATTTAAAGATGCAGATTGGAGATGTGATAGATGCCAGCGAAAACTTTAAAATGCCCACTATGTAAAACTGATATTCGTTTCAGTGTTACCAGAGGTTTATATTGCCCTAATTCAAAATGCGATAATGAATTAGATTAAACCTGAATAGAAAAGTATTTACTAACAGGCGCTTTAGGTTCGGGCGGCTGGGTGGCTCGGTCATAACCAAAGATTGAGGCAACAGCCGCATCGACCTTTCGACGGCTAGAAGCCTTGGCTACCATTACTCCTCTTGAGGATTGTTTGGTAACGCAGTTTGTGATGTGGCGGGCCAAGCGTTCATCACCATCGTGAGTAAACGATCCATTAACAACGGCTTCGTAAAACTTTTGTGTTGCTGGCACCATTCGTTCCGCTGAGTTTGGATAACTAACAACTGGTAAGCCGTTCTCATCAAGCACCATGAAGGTTCGTTGCCATCTTGCTGGATCGAATACAACTTCTCTAACTTGGAATCTGGAATCTCGGTAAACATCTATTATTGTTTTTTCAACTTCAGCAACTGGAACAAACCAACCTTGCTCTGCATCGTGTGGCTTCTCCCAAATTCCAACAACTTTTAAATGTGGTTTCTCTCCACCTAAGAACCAAGCAACTAAAGCAGTTGAATCATTTGAGAACGCTCCATCAAATGCTAAAACTACATCCTCACCAGGAATATCTTGGCGTTCTGTATCTATGATTGCTTCCCAAGCGCCAGTTGGTAACCAGGCAGTTTGAGTGCTAACAAAACAATTTATTCGCTTTGTTCTAAATTCTGCTTCAGGAGTTCGTAATACCGCCGATTCAAAATCCTCCAAATCAACAATATCGCTAATACCAGGATTAGCCTCTTGCCATAATTGCGGATCACGATAATCACCCTCTGGTTTCTGCGGCTCCCACCAAGCAAAGAAAAAACTTGGATCAACATTTTCACCCTTAGCAATTCTCTGGCCGTATTGGTAGAGAGAGTAGCAAAGTGAATCTTGCCCACTGGTTGAAGTTTTAACTCCAGCAGTAGTGATGCCAAAGAGAAGTGAATCTTGCCTAGCACCACCTGCAAGGCTCATTACATCCCATAGTTCTCTATTGGGCTGGGCGTGAACCTCATCAAAAATAATTATTGGAGAAGGGTTTAATCCTTCTTTTGTATAAGCCTCAGCAGAGAGAACTCTATAAACTGAATTCTTATCTTTAAACTCAATTGCATCTTTGTAAAGAGTAAACATTGTAGATAGTTCAGGGTCTAACTCAACCATCCGCTTTGCAGTTCCAAATACGATTCGGGCTTGATCTCTGTCGGCTGCGCAAGAGTAAATTTCAGAACCATTGCCACCAAGAGTTAAGCCTGCTAAACCAACGCTAGCAGCGAGTGCTGACTTGCCATTCTTTCTTGCCATCCCGATTAATGCAGTGCGGTGTTTGAATCTGCCGTTTTCTTTTCTGGCTAATGCGTGGTTTAAAAGTTCTTTCTGCCAATCACGCAAAACTAATAACTCACCAGCAGGGGCAGCGATTGAATCTTTAGTAACTCTACAAACAGCCTCTGCAAATTGACTATACAGCGGGCCATCACCATTGGCTATTTCTGTTTCTGAAACTGAAGTTAGCCAGCGTGGGGGCCAGGAATTAATTTGTTGCATTTTGTTTTTGCTGGAGAAGTTCCTCTAGTTTTCCACGAGCCTTCACTTCAGCAACCCCCAGTTTTGATCTATCACTTGGAGTTAATCCAAGCAAAGATAAGTTTTTAACAATATCACCTTGCACTGTACTCAACATTCCAAATAAAGGATTTTGGTAAGCATAGCCTTTATCGGTAAAGAGTATAAATTGTTCAGGCTTTAGTTGATCCTGAATTTGTTTTTTCAATTCCATCTTTTCGCAAAGTTCTAAAAGTATCGTGCCATCTGTATTGGCAATCCAAGGAGCAAGGCTTAAAACCTCACGCCAAAGAGTTGCACCAACTTCGCTCAAATGCTCAGGAGGCTGCGCAGAAAATCTTGGCAATGCAATAACTTTATTTAGATCAGGAAGTTTTTGTTTGCCTGGATTTCCATTGCGCCGTTTAATTTCATTTGGCTTTGCAGCCATTTTTATCCTGTCCGATTTGTACCAAAATGCCCCCTATTGAAAAATTCGGAAATGTGCGTTGTCAGGGCGTCGGGGTATATACCCGCACGCTGCCTGAACTTATAGGCCGTACCCAATAATGCCTAGGTGGGGGTTAGCCAGAACCTTTTATTGAATTACAAATTCTGCAAAGAGTTTGTAGGTTTGACCAAACAGATGGGCCGCCGTTTTTCTTACTAACAATATGATCGGTAGTTAAATCTTTTGTTGAACCACATTTAAAACAATATGGATAAGCAGAACGAAACTCCCTCGATAGTTTCTGCCACGCATAGTTGTAACCACGCTGAGTTGGTGTTGGTCTTTGCTTATCTTTTAATCTTTGACATCTAACACATCTTGCTGATCTAGTAACTACTTGGCAATCAACGCAAGGTCTTGGTAACTTAATCATTGTGCTTGGCTATGTACATCAATGCTCGATGTAAATTACTTAATGAATCTTTGAAGTGTCCTAATCCCATATTGCAATTGGTGCAAAGTAATCCACGAATCTTTTGTGTTTTGTAATCGTGATCTACATTTAATAAGAATTTAAATTCCGAAGCATCTGTGCCACAGATAGCGCATTGGTTGTTTTGCGATTCAAGAATCTTTTTATATTCAGCATCCGATAGATCAATAAGCCTGCGATACTTACTGCGACAACTCCTGCAAGTATGATATAAACCATTTGATTTTTTACTATCTTTATGAAATCTATGTAATGGTAAATCTAATTTACAATGTCTGCATTTTTGCAGATCATTCTGTATCCTCATCATCGTCATCTATATCACTGTAATTCGTATAAGGCGCAAGGCGATCCTCTGTTGGTAATGATAGATATGATTGCAGGGTTGATTGCACTGCACGATTAATTACTGAATCAATTGCATCAAATGATAAGTTTTGATCAGTAGATATTTCGGTTGCTACATCACCGATCTTAATTACGATGTTTAACATTTTGTTAATTCTGATCTTGAATCTAATAGATCATCAATAAACTTATTAACTATTTCTCGCTGGCGATGTGTAAAGGCTGGATCGTTACGAGTGCGAGAAGCATGAATAAGGGCTTCATCTATTTCGCTTAAATCCTCAGTTTCTCCATTCATAACTTTTCCAACCAATAAAGAAACCCTAGACAATTTGGCTAGGGCTTTAGCAGAGATAGTAAAATCTGCTAACGCAAGTGTAACACAGAAAAGTGAAAACTTATGCAAATTAGAGTGTTGAGTTTCTGGCTTTGATGATTGCAGAGAGATCATACAAACTACCTCGCCTTTCTACCTTATGGGTTTTTATTAAGTTGTAAACAGTTCTTTCAGTAGTTCCCATCCAAGCCGCTATTGCTTCAACATCTAAATAAAACTTTCTATCAGGGTTACTCATTGCTAAGGCGATTAACCTAAGCACTGACCAACTCTGCTTACATCCGAAGCAAGTAACATCATCCATAAGATTTTCAACATCTATAACAACAAATCGTTTGCAATCATCAGTTGGGCAAGGAATCCTTCTTGCCTGTTCTGTAAATCTTTTTGCTGCTGATCTGCCTTTTGAGTGGAGGCCGTAAACCTCACCAGCAAATTCTACCGCCCATTCCTGGGCTAGGCTCCATTCTAAGTGGGAGCAGTGGAAATCCACTGTTGCCTGCACCTCAGCATCAATGCTTGGCTCCTTGGGTACTAGGGCAGGTGGGGTTAGTTTTCTATCTGATCTAATGATTACCTCCCAAGAATGCAGGGTTCGCAATAGGTCAGTAGCCACTGAGAAATCTAGGGCTGCAACATTTACTCCAATGCTTCTCTCAGCGCTTACCTTGCCTGAGCCGCTTCTGCCTGGGGTAATAAACATCTGCGATTCAAAATGCAGGTCAGGTAATTCAACCAGGGAGGATTTAACTTTCATAAAGCAAGAACGGCAGGCACCTTCAACCTGTGTAGTTCTGTTACATACTTGGCAATTCATCAGAAGGGTATCTCCTCTAGCATTGGTTTGTGGTTGATCTTGCGATTCCAGTAATCAGGTGGCTCAGTTTCAAATAAGGTAAATGTGCTGCATTTGTGTTCAGCCAGAATTACTCTCTCTGGTTTAAATTCTGATCCAATCACATAAGCACCCATTCTTGGGGTAACCTCAAAACTAACTAAAGTTCTATGGGCTTCATAGGTTCTAATCTGGCTAACCTTCTTGATTATCTCCTCCAAAATGTTGAGCCGCTCTATATCAAGTTTGGTAGGGAATCCTGTCGATGAATGGCCTGCCCAAATAAGTTTTCCACAGGCTCTGCAATTTATAGGTTTAAAGTCTAAATAGTTCATAGCACTGATCCTCTACGCATACCGAACCACCGATCCGCCTCCCCCCTATAAGGGGGGGAAGGCACGGATCGGTTATATGGCAGAAATCCGCAGGTTCGGCGGATCGGTTGCGGATCGGCGGATCGGTTGTTTTTCATAAGTTATCCACAGGCAAATTCTTTAAATCATTGGCCAAATATTGCATTTCATATTGGTACAAAGACTTCTGGCCAACCCTGCGAACCGATAGGCACCTACGATTTACCAGAGATTCTAAAATTACTTTCATATTGTCATTGCCAATGGAATGCCCATCTTTTCGCAATCTAGTTGCAATCTCATTCTTGCCCATCTCAACCCCATGCTCTGCCATGAAGGTTGAAACCTGTTCCATTTTCTTTTCTATATTCATAACCTCGGCGGTGGCACCTTCAATGGTTATCTTTATATTTCCAGTTGCCAGTGCTTTGATATTTGCAACGCCAAGGTTTTTACCCTCCTGGCAGATGGCCCTGACAAAGCCAGGGCGATCCTTCGTAACCTTAAGCGCTAGGGCGCCGTCAATGCCACGGCCAAATGCAATCTCAACCTCAACTGCAACTGCGCAGCCGTCGATGTCGGCCCGCTTTGCTTGGGCGCCGATGGCGTAGTTACCACGATTATCTTTAGATTTAGTAACATGATCAATTGTTAAGATCGCAGCGTTGTGTAATCTCATCGGCCTAAGAACCTCTTGGCTAAAAGATGTGGCATCCTTATTTTTCTCTAAATCCAACCCCATTACATTCATTGCAGCGTTTACGCCATCAACAACGATAAGAGAGGGCTTGAAGTAGTCTATTTTGCCCAATAACACCTCTCTAGCGCCCGCAGTAAGTGGTTCTGATGGGTTACTATACAGAAAGGTTTTAAACTGCCTTAAATCGGCTCCTAGCGTGTTTAATCGATTATAGATTCCTCTTACTGAATCCTCGAAGTCTAAATAGAAAACAGTGTTGCCTTTTTCTAACTCTTGCCTCACTGCCTCAAGTGCTATCCAAGTTTTACCTGATTCAGATTCGCCAAAGAGTGCGTTGATCTTGCCAGCATAAAAAATACAATGCCCATCAAGGCGAGCAAGAATTGATGGCTCTGGTTCATCAAAGATATTATCTGCATTAATAAAATCTGGAATCCAAGATGAGGTTGTTACCTCCTCATTCTCATCCCGCAAGGTAACTAAGGATGGTGAGTGAGTTTGTAAGTTTTGTAAGGTGTTAAGTTCTATCGGCTTGCCGTAGCCCTGGCTTCGCAAGGCAGAGGCAGCAGCCTTGAAATCGCCAGAGTGTTCTAATGTGGCGAACGCTGCGAACTTGGAATAGGAATGCTCTGATTCAAAGATTGTTGATGTGGTGAACACATAGAGATTATCTTTGCCATTAAAGTTTGTTGTTGCGCTGATGCCTTCGGCTTTGCCTGGTCTGCGCCAAGCAGTTGCATCATTTTTTGTATAAACCTTTGACCACCCAAGTGGGGTAAGAATTTGATCCCAAGAAACTTTAGAGTTGTAATCATCTCCTGGTAGGGAAAGATTAACTTCACGGCTCTTAATCTCTTGAGCGATGTTTTCAACCTTTGGCATCTCATCAAAGCATTTAAAGATGGAGAACAGTGCTTCACGCTCTGCAAATGTAATAGTAGGAATTGTGGCGATGGAGCCACTTAACATTTTCCAAGGCTCACCTGATGGGTGGCAGGCTCCTCCTGATGGAGCCAGGATTACAAAGCCTCCTTCACCTCTAGTTTCACAAAGTACATCAACGCCACCGTTCTCACCTGGCCGCCTTGCAAGTTTTTGATTGCCAGGAACTAATCCATCTTTTATTCGGTATAACCAATGGATTCCGCCCGATGGTGTAACTTCGCAATAGCCTTCTTGAATCTTTTGCCAGAGTTCACCTAGCCCAGAGTTCTCAGCCATATCTTTTGCCTGAATGTGAATTTGCGCTGCTACTGCTCTACCTTCAAGTTCTAACATCTCTAAGTTGCCTGATACTGTTCCGCAGATAGCACCAACACCTTGCTGAGTTCCCTTGCTAAACCAATCAACTAACTCTTGAGTTGTAGGGCGTTCCTCTTGATATTTACGCCAGGTAAATGGTGCAGGCTTCTTAGAACCATCCAGTGAAACAGGAACTACTGAGATTCCTTCTTTGGCTAATTGCAGCGCTGATAGGTAAATATCATTCATATAGACATCCACCCCTCATACTGAGCATCTGGGTTATCTTGATGCCATTGTTCTTTTAATTTGTTTTGTTTCTGCCAATTAATTTCGTGTGTTGGTTGATTGCAAAGATCGCAGGTTTGTTTTCCAATAATGCTAAAGATATGAATGCAATCACCATCACGCATTGATCTCCCCCACTAATCTTTTAATAATCCATTCAACCACTGGCACTGCTACCGCATTGCCCATTTGCTTATAGCGGTGTTGATCAGCCTGCCCCGAAGTCCATTCATCAGGGAAGCCCTGCAACCTTTCGCATTCAAGAGGTGTTAGACGGCGAACAACAGAATTACTTTCGGCTAAAACTGTAACTCTGGCTTCGTGGTTATTATCATAACTAGATATATTTCTTGAAACATCTGTTTCCATCCATTGTTCCTCATCCTTTTCAGCAATATTTTTTTTATATCCCTGAACTAATGGCTCTGAACCTGCGGGCATTCCTGCTCTTAAAGTGCCTACAATTTCTTGTTCTGAATAATTTGCAAATGTTGATGGGTTATGAATAATTGCAACACCATGCCGATTCTGACTACTAGCCGTTAATGTATAACTTGGATCATTTTCACCTAAAAATCCTGACCCATCAGGGCCATTATCATCTTGAGCGCCAACCATTGCGCCGTGCATTGGGTAGGTAACAACTAAATTTTCACCTCTACTCGAAGGAACTCCACCATCGCCACCGCTACGCAGGGTAGCAGCAATCATTGGCACATTATTTCCACCAGTTCCCATTGATGATAATAAAGTATTTACAACATCATCATTAACCCTAGCACCATCCTCACGATGAGGGCTAAACACAATCATTTGCATTTTATTTTTATCAGGCATTCTTTGTTCATTTGATGAAACTGTTAATGTATCTGCTACATCGGTGCCGTTCCACCACTCTGAATTTCTAATGCCTTTTGTAATCTTTCTGGTAATACTTTCCCTCTTTTGTTTGCCCGCCTCAAGATACCTTGAGCGGCCTTCGGCGATAGCCAATACTTTTTCAGGTGCAATCCCTGAGTTTCCAAAACTTCCGACAATGAACACTCTACGCCTTCGTTGGGGAACTCCGAAGTATTGAGCATCAAGCACCCTGTATCCGATGCGATACCCGCGCTCGACCAACGCTTCAAGAACTGCGGCCATATCCTTTCCTTGATTTGAGGAAAGTAAACCAGGCACATTTTCGAGGATAAAGTTCTGCGCTTTTGTTTCGTCAAGCAATCGGCAGATTTCCCAGAATAATCCTGATCTAGCACCACCCAATCCTGCTCGTTTTCCAGCCATTGATAAATCTTGGCAGGGGAATCCTCCTGTAATAATTCCATTCCTAGGATCGAATCCTGCGTTGATAAGTTGTTCACCTGTTACCCCCTTTATATCGTTGAATAATTTTGAATTGGGAAATTGCTTTGCAAGTATTGCTGATGCCTTTTGATCTATCTCAACACTAGCCACAACTTTTACACCGCTGCGTTCTAGTGCTAAATCAAAACCACCAACACCTGCAAAAAGAGATACTGCTGTTAATTGTTTCACTTGCCACCCCATCCGCTTCCTTTAAAAATTGCAGGTGTTGGAGAATAAACTCGGCGCATCTCTGCACCGCATTTATTACATTGGGGAGATTTAACATCATCGCTCATACTACTTTGCAATTCAGTATTAACATTGCATCTACTGCAATTAAATTCATAAAACGGCATTGCAACCCCCAATCAAAGTTTGGTAGTGCAAGCGTTGGAATCGAACCAACTTTTCCCCCAGGAAAGCCGCCAGGCGCTTGCTATCTTGGCAATTAAAAGGAAGGTTAAAATTGCCAAGAATGTTTTAAACTGGTTTAGCCCCTAATTGTGCCAGTAATGCTGCAACTTCAGGAGTTATGGTGCCGTTCGCCGCAGGCACCGCCGCTGCTACCGCAGGGGCAGGAGCCGAGGCTGTTGCTAAATAAGCATTTGCTTTTGCCAGTGCAGCCTGATCAGTGGTTGCATCCAGCAAAATCCAAGGAGCAGATTTACCTGGCTTTGCAGTTCCCTGCCCAATTCGGGCTAGAACCTTCTGTCCGATCTTTTGTTTTAAAGCACTGCGCAGCGCAACATTGAAAAATAAAACGCTATCGTAAGTTTTGTTGGTATCTAGGTTTACTAGAGATACCTCTACCGCCTCAGCATCGCCGTGTATTGTTTTGATGCCTACTTTGTAATCAGTTGGAGTGATGATTAGTAACTGTCCTGCTAAGTCAGCAACCTTTGGGCCGCTTTCGTTCATTGATGGTGGTGAGAAGGTCATTCTCATTCCCCCTTTTCTGTTTGATTGGTTGTTTGGATTGGGTGTTGCATTTGTTGTTGGTGAATTAGATTTGATTCTAATTCCTCTTTCAACCTTTTTAAATCATTAATCGTTGCTTCATCTAAACTCATATTGTATCTCCAGCACAAGCAACTGATTCATCCTTTGAGAATGGTTGGAAATATGGGCAGTAATTACAAAGTCGGCTGCTGACTTTTGGAATAACTGCCCACATTGACGGAAACTGCTCAACATCAATTGATGTAAGCAGCGCATATAAATTATCTAATCTCGCTAGGGCCGCCAGTGCGATTTGTTCATCGTAATCATAAAGTTCAATGTGCATATCATCTATACCACCTGATGTTGGTAGATAGATAAGTGCAACTTGATTTACTAGCAAACCCTGTTGGGCTAAGCCGTAGCCGTATAATTGAACTTGAATTTGTTGTTGAGTTGTAGCGCCACTAGATCGGCGTTCTTTTAGTCCACTAGCACCAGTTGTTTTCCAATCCATTACGATGCCACGAACCTCATCATAGAGATCAACAGTTCCAGATAGCCCACCTCTGATGGTTACCTTTTGTTCCGTTTTGAAACCTTCTATTTTCTCAAAGATTTCTGCTAGATGGGCGTGAATTGCAGTTCCAACTTGAGCAGCCCAATTACCATTGGAGCCTTCATTAACCTTTGGAATATCAATTAACTTATAGGCTAATCTGCGCAAGCATTCGTGGCCAATCTCAGATGGGCCAATAGATACTTGCTTACTCCTTGGAGTCCAAGTTCCAGCATCGGTAATGATCTTTGCAATATCCATTGCCATTTGCTTGCTTGGTTTATTTGGTGCTACTAAGTTATTCATCATCCTCATCATCATCATATTCATCTGGAGTTATTGGATTAAATGGCGGTGTGTCAATCATTGGAGCAGGAATGATACTACTCATTATCTGGCTCCACGATTGCAAAACGCCGAGAGTTTGTAATAACTTCTAAAGTATCTAAAACCTGCGGCGGTAAAATCTCCTTCGCACGCTTTACATCAAATCGCCTAGTTTCAACAAAACTCCATCGAACTACTGGCCGATTTTGATACATACCAACTTCAGCATCGCCAAGAGATTGCTCGATGTGCGCTCTAGCAACATCGGCAACCTCTTGCCATTCTTTGATCTTGGCTAAAGCATTTTTGTAATTCTCTAGCCAAGATGCGGTGTTGCCATCAAAATCAACAACACCTGTTTCAATTTCTACACTCACTGATTTACCCCCTTAGTTGTTTACCAGTATTTGTGTTTTTGCCATTTTGCCCAGGCTTTGCAAGCACCGCCTGAACCATAGTGCCGCCCAAGATAGGCAAGGGCTGCAACCATTTGCGCTGCTGGAGCCTCTGAGCGTTTCATTCCCAGGTTCTCCATAGTTCCATCCAGTAACTGCCCAACACCTTCGGCTGAACTAACTGGATTCTTGCGATCATTCCAATTGCTCTCTTTAAGCATTAGTTGATCCCAACATTTAAAATCCTCTTTATCTAACAACTCTTTTGCTAGTTGCCTAGCATCGACTTGCTCAATTAGGAGTTTTTTCTCAATTGGGATTGCCACTTGAGGATTTACTGCACTAATTAATAAAGAGGTCATTGCGCTGACCCCGATGATGAGCGCAACTCTTTGTGTAACTTTTCTATATTCAGGTTTGATTGGATTGCTCCTTTCATTTTCACCTTTTCGTAGCGGCGAATCATCTCCTTTACATAAGATAGATTCACTTGCAGAAAAGATGCTATGTGTTGAGGAGTATTTCCTTCATCGTACATTTTACGAACAGTTTTGGCTTTACCCTTGCGTTCCACGAACAGAGATTGTTTTTTAAATAATCTCCTGCGCATCTCGCCAGTAGTTCCACCCCAAATGCCGAATCGGATTTGCTCCTTTATAGCGTATTCCAAGCATTCCTTTCTATGTATGCAGATGCTGCAAATTGCTTGCAACTCTGGGAGGCGCTCTGCCTCTAGTATCTTTCCATCGGGAAAGAAATAGTCTTTGTTTTCCAACTTTGCGCAGAGCGCATTTGGAAATTTGGGGGAATCAGATAGGAATTCAATTGCTCTCATTTCTCAGATAGCCATTGAGTTAAATCTTGAATCACCCAAGATTTTTCGAT